AACAACAAAATTGAAAATTTAAGACCTTGCGATTTGACGCAAAACATTTGCAATGCAAAGATGCGTAAAGACAACACATCTGGTGTTAAAGGTGTTTCATGGTTTAAACCATATCAAAAATGGAAAGCAAGAGTTCATATTTATGGCAAAGAACACCATCTTGGTTACTTTATAGAAAAAGAAGATGCTATTGCAGTTGTAAATAAAGCCAGAACTGAAATTCACAAAGAATTTGCTCGCCATGCGTAAAAAATGTAAAAGAAAAATTTGGTCAACCGATATTGATGTCATTGCTCACGCCATTGCTGGCGCAAGCATCACAGACGATGCAAGCCTAAACAAGCTGCGCCTTGGCGAACTATCGGCGCTAGAGGCCATGCGGATGGGCAAAGGAACGCTAGAAGATTGGCGTATGTTGGTTGACCTCATGAATATTACTGAGACATTCGGAAAAAACGGCATTGGCCCTGAAGCACTACCAGATTGCGAGCTAGCCCAAGAAAGCCTCCATAAAGCCGCCAAACGCTACGAGGCGACCAAGCGTATGGGGTTAGATGGGCAAGGCATCAAAGCGCTTCAAAACGTGCGGGAATGGCATGATTTACAGCGCACAAGCGTGGCAAGGTCGGTTTATGAGCGCATGATTGAAAAAACCCGCAATAACATACGTTCACACGGTAAGGACGTAGTCGTTTTATGACTGCCAGACCAAAGTTTAGTTACTTCCGTAGCAAGCAACACCTGAAAAACGTAGCGTCATTGCCTTGCCAAATTTGTTATGTTGAAGGCAGAACACAGGCAAGCCATTCAAACCAAGCCGTTCATGGAAAAGGCAGGTCAATTCGTGCTAGTGACGAGTTTACTGCTGCATTATGTGTTGAGCATCATTACGCAATTGACCAAGGTTCAAGCCTTACAAAGCAACAGCGGGTTGATATGTGGAATGAAGCACATCAAAAAACAGTTTGCCGCCTTGTTGAGCAAGACTTGTGGCCTAAAGAGATAACGCCTTAGAACTTACGCATTGAAGGCAAAGGCGCTTCTTTTTGAGAGCCACCTTGTGCCTCATGGCTGCGGTGCATAGGATGTGCATGAGCCGCATCTGTCTTTTCGTGTTCGCGTAGTTCTTTTTCTAAACCCGCAACTTTGCGAGCTTCTGCTTTCCATTCACGTTCAATAACGTAGTTTGAGGGTTCACGGTGTTTGGGCTTTTCAGCTTTAACAGAAAATTTTGTTGCCATTGGAAAAACTCCTATAATGTGTGTGCCGATTATGGCAAATTTTTCTTTGCAAAGGAAATTGAAATGGGTTACCCAAATATGGAAAAAGAACCGAAGGGCGCTAAATCAAGCGACCGTACTGGCGAAAAGAAGGTTCATGTGTCTAAAGTTGACCGTGAAGCCTACGAGCCTGGCGTGTCTGGCGAAAAAATGCCCAAGGGTGTTTTGTCTAGCGATACATCTGGCGAGCGTAAAGCCAAGATTGTTGGTGGCGTTGCGATGGGCAAGGCTGACAGCATCGGTTCACGCGATGGCTCACACATGGGTCGCGTTGAAGGTCGTTGCGGCGAGATGAACACTGGTTCGTCTGAAAAAGTCGTGTACGATCACAAACGTAGCGATTACGGTAAGTAATGCGAAACCCCAAGAGTTAGTCGGAACTCAAGGGGCTTCTAGGCACAACAAAAAGAGGTTGTCATGCTTGGTGAACATTGTAAGTCTTGTATCTACTTCAAAGATACAGAAAGAGGCTCATTAGGAGTCTGTCGGCGTTTTCCAGCCCACCATAACAAAAGTCGTGAGGATTGGTGCGGCGAATATGAGCCAGAAAATTTGTTTGGCGATTACGAGCCAGAAATGCTGAAGCTGCCTGTTGTTGACATGAAACGCAAGCCAGGTCGTCCAAAGAAAGAGGTGCAAAATGTACAAGCCTCTTAAAGATAAAGTCATTGTCAAGCCTGAACAGCGGTTTACTTCAAAATCGCTGGATTTGAGCATGGTGGCTGGCGCAGAAACTACTGGACACATTACCGCTGTGGGTGATGATGCTGCGGCACATGGCTTAAATGTGGGCGATAAAGTACACTTTGGCACGATTGCTGACACATACAAAGACGAGTATTTGAAGTATCACGACTTTAAAGAAAACGGTGAACGCTATCTGGTGATGAGTTGGCAAGATATTTGCTTTGTGGAAGAAGCATGAACGAAGCCTACAAGTTATTGTGGTTTCACGACTGCGCTGTAAAGCAGATGGAATGGCTGAAAGTGAACGGTGGCAGCTATGAGATGGTTGAATCGTTCAAAAAGTTTGTAAACAGTTACGCAACAAAGATCAAGGAAATTAAAGATGCCGTTAATCAAGAGCAAATCCGACAAAGCGTTCAAAGAGAACATCAAAGCGGAAGTGAAGGCGGGTAAACCTGTCAAGCAAGCCGTGGCGATTGGTTACGCAGTCAAACGTGAAGCTGAAAAAAAGTCAGCTAAAAAGAAATGACCGAAGTAAAACGCCCAGTAGGTAGACCAAGCCTCTATGACCCCGCATATTGCGACCAAGTAATTGAACTTGGCAAAATCGGCAAGTCAACAGAGGCTATTGGCGCTACTTTGGGCGTTGGAACTGCTACTTTGTATCGCTGGCGTGATGAATTTCCAGAATTTCGAGAAGCCTTGGACATTGCTAAGGATTTCGAGTTACTCTGGTGGGAAGATCAAGCAATGGCATACATGGTGGAGAACAAAGAAAGCGACCGCTTAAACGCTTCTATCTGGTCAAGAAGCATGGCAGCACGATTCCCTAAGAAGTACCGTGAGAGCGTGAAGCAAGAGATTACAGGGGTAGATGGTGCTCCATTGCTAACAGGCATCCAAGTCACATTCGTCAAACCTAATGAGTGACGTAAAGACCGCCATTGCTAACGCACAGTTTCCAGCCAAGCTGGAGTGCTTATTCAACCCTAAGAATTCCCGATATAGAGTGTTGTATGGTGGTCGTGGCGGCGCTAAGTCATGGGGTGTGGCTAGAGCATTGCTGATTAAAGGCGCTCAAGCACCGTTGCGGATTCTTTGCGCTCGTGAATTCCAGACTTCTATCAAGGATTCAGTCCACAAACTACTGTGCGACCAGATCGTTGATATGGGTTTGGCTGGCTTTTATGAGATTACAGAGAAATCCATCCGAGGCAAGAACGGCACAGAGTTCTTCTTCGTTGGCCTGAGAAACAACGTGGTCAACGTCAAGTCCATCGAAGGGGTTGATGTATGTTGGGTGGAAGAAGCGCAGACGGTCAGCCGCAATAGTTGGAATGTGCTGATTCCCACCATTCGTAAGGAACAGTCCGAGATTTGGGTGACATTTAACCCCGAACTGGAGACAGACGAGACTTACCAGCGGTTTGTGGCTAACCCGCCTGCTAACGCCATTGTCCAAAAGATCAATTGGTCGGATAACCCTTGGTTTCCTGATACGCTCAAAGATGAGATGCTGGCGCTGAAGTCACGCGACCCTGCGGCGCACAGAATTGTTTGGGAAGGTTTCTGCCGCATGACGGTGGACGGTGCTATTTTTGGCAAAGAGATGCAAATGGCTGAGTTGGACAGCCGAATCACAAACGTGCCATATGATGCCTCTAAGCCTGTTCACGCCGTGTTTGACTTGGGTTGGGCAGATATGACCTCGGTCTGGTTTGTGCAGTTTATCGGCATGGAAACGCGCCTGATTCGCTACATTGAGGTCAACCAAACCACAATGACGGACATTTTGGCAAGGATGCAGACCTATGGCTATCTTTACGATACCCTGTGGCTGCCACACGATGCCCAAAACAAGACGCTGGCATCGTCAGGGCGCAGTATTGAGGACATTGTGAGGGCGGCAGGCTACAAGACTAAGGTTTTGGAGCGTGTGCCTGTGGTGGATTCAATCAACGCTGCAAGAACGATATTTCGGTCGTGTTATTTTGATAGAGATAATTGTGCCGAAGGGTTACAATGCCTGCGACACTATCGTTATGAAGTTGACTCCGAGACAGGCCAATTTAGCAGAACGCCTCTCCATGACCATTACAGTCACGGTGCAGACGCATTTAGATATATCGGGTTAATGGTGAACGAGCCTAGAGGCAGGCAACGTCAAAAATCTGTGCCGCAGAACTATGGCGGTGCACACTCTTGGATGGGTAATTAAATGGCTGAATTCAATGAAAGCTCTTTGAGCGATTACGACCCTCGAATTGACGAGGCTATCCAGTTTTTGCGTCTGGCTAACGATGCCGACACAATGAATCGCCAAGAAGCATTGGAAGATTTGAAGTTCGTCAACGGCGACCAATGGCCTGTTGAACTGCAAAACAGCCGCAACCTCGAATCTCGCCCTGTGCTGACGATCAACAAGCTGGATGGTTATTGCCGCCAAGTGGTCAATCAGATTCGCCAGCAACGCCCTCGCCCCAAAGTGCATGGCATGAACAGCCAAGCAGACGAAAAGACAGCGCAAGTCATCCAAGGCATCATTCGCCACATTGAAGCCAATTCCAATGCTGATAACGCTTATGACACTGCTACTGATTATGCTGTTCGTATGGGTTGGGGCTATATTCGTCTGCGTACTGATTATGTAAGTGACGACTCATTCGACCAAGAAATCTACATCGAGCCGATTGATAACCCATTTACGGTCTATTACGACATTAACTCGATCATGCCCGATGGGTCTGATGCAGAACGTTGTTTGATTACAACAATGATGCGTAAGGCTGATTTTAGCAAACTCTACCCTGATGCTGAAGTCACATCGTTTACACAGCGCGGCACAGGCGACAGCCAATCGGAATGGATTACCAAAGAGGATATTCGCCTCGCTGAGTATTACTACATGGTGCGTGAACGTGCTAAGTTGTATATGCTCAGTGACGGTTCGGCTACCTTTGCGACTGACAAAGACTTCTTCAAGCGCCTTGAGAACATGGGCATCGAGATCATTGACGAGCGTGAATCGGTCAAGAAGTCGGTTAAATACTGCAAGCTGACAGCTAACGAGATTCTGGAAGAAGGTGAATGGGCGGGTAAATACCTACCTATTATTCCTGTTTACGGTCGCCATGTGATTGTGGGCGACAAGCGCAAGAAGTTTGGCATGGTGCGTCACGCCAAAGATGCACAGCGTATGTACAACTTCTGGCAGACCTCGCTAACTGAATCGGTCGCCCTTGCGCCTAAAGCTAAGTGGATTATGGCTGAAGGCCAAGATGAGGGTCATGAAAACGATTGGGCGCAGGCCAACATCAAGTCATTCCCGCTGTTGAGATACAAACAGACGGACATTGACGGTCGCCAAGCGCCACCACCTACTCGCTTGCAACCAGAGCCACCTCCTGCTGGTATTTTGGAGGCCACGGGGCTGATTGACCAAGATATTAAGGTTTTGATGGGTGTGTTTGACCCTGCTCAACTGAAGCAAGGCAACATCTCAGGCAAGGCTTTGAACGGTCAACAACAGCAAGTCGACCTGAACAACTTTGATTTTTACGACAACTTGTGTAAATCGCAGGCTCAAGTGGCTCGCGCCATTCTTGACCTTATCCCCAAAATTTACGACACCGAGCGTGTTATGCGGATTATTGGTGATGACGGTAAGCCTGAGTTAGTAACGGTCAACGAGCGTGACGCTGTGAACAACCTCATGAAAAACGACTTGACTGTGGGTCTTTACGATGTGGTGATGGACACAGGCCCAGGCTACAACAGCAAGCGCCAAGAGGCTTTGGAAACCATTACGCCTATCTTGTCGGCAGACCCACAGCTTATGTCCCAAATTGGCGATTTGTGGTTCAGAAACATGGACTTTCCTGGCGCAGACGTTATCGCAGACCGCTTGGCTACGCTCAATCCATTGTCCAAGATTGACGAAAAATCGGATGTGCCACCGCAAATCCAAATGGCTATGGCTCAAGCGCAAGCGCAAGTCCAAGAAATGCAGCAGAAGATGCAGCAAATGGAAGTTGCTATGAAGCAACGCGCTGACATCGAGCAAGTCAAGCAAGACGCTGAGACTAAGCGCGAACTGATGCGCCAGACAGCCAAGGCACACAATACTGAGACAATGGCAGAGGTCAAAGTCAACGACCAGAATACCCGCGCTATTACATCACAGAACAAAGTGGAGATTGAAGCGATCATGGAATTGTTGCTTCACCACATGGACACCAAGCGTCTTGAGAAGGAAATCCAAGTGCGTAATGCGGAACAATACGCTTATGCAAATCAGGCTAATCAAGACGTTGCAAATCAATAAAATCAGTAGCATAATGGCTACCAAACCTTACCTGTGAGGTACACAGGGTTAAATCGTTGGGAAACGTATGTCCGAAAACCAAGCAGGTCAAGTATTGACTAGCGAAAATGCGGCTGAGTTCTATGCACAAAAACTGGGTTTAGCCCAAACAGAAACCGAGCCTGTGGCTGTTGTTGAGGAAACTCCAACAGAGCCAGTGTCGGAAGAAGTTAGTGGGAGTGAGCCAGAGGAAGCGAAAGAGGAAGCCAAGCCAGAGGGTGAACGGAAACAGAATCCGAAACTCGAACGGCGGTTTTCAGAGATTACCAAGCAGCGTGAGGAAGCGCGTAAAGAAGCGCAACGTGAACGCGAGCAAAGGCAAGCTCTGGAAGAACGTCTAGCGGCTCTTGAGAGACAAACACAGCCCCAAAAGGCTGCGCCTGTTGACGAAGAACCGCAACCTAGCCAGTTTCAGGATGCGTTTGAATATGCGAAGGCTCTTGCTGAGTATTCGACAGAAAAAGCGCTTCAGGAACGTGATAGGCGTGATGCTGAGGAAAAAGCTGCTGCCCAACGACAAAAAGTTTATGAGACTTGGGGTCAAAAGGTACAGCAAGCCAAAGCAGAATTGCCTGATTTTGACGATATGGTGGCATCAAGTGACGTAGTCGTAAGCGACTCGGTGCGTGATGCGATTCTTGAGAGTGATGTAGGCCCAAAAATCCTGTATCACTTAGCCGAGAACTCAGACCTCGCCAAAAAGATTGCTGGTATGACGGAAAAAGCCGCCATGAAAGAGTTGGGGAAACTGGAGGCAAGGTTTGAAGCCAAGTCTGAAGAAGCAAAGCCTGTGGTTAAAAGTAAAGCGCCAGCGCCAATTCAACCGATTCGCACTGCGGCTGGAGTAGCTGATGTGGCTATTGACTCAAACGGTCAATTTCACGGAACTTACTCACAGTGGAAAGCAGCACGAAAACAAGGTCGGATTCGCTGACAAACCCTTTTTTGTTCATATTTAATTCAAAGGAAATGAAATGAGTAACCAACTCCTAACCATTAGTAAGATTACTAATGAAGCACTTATGGTGCTAGAAAACGAACTTACGTTTACAAGCGAGGTCGACCGCAACTACGACGATCAGTAAAATTAACAGCCTGCTGATCTAAAACTCTGTTAATTGCTGGAAACCCCTTAGAGCCTAAATCACCACAACGTAGCCTGAAAAAGCAAGCGTGAAGGTTTGAAAAGATTTAGGATTGGGCAATCAGCAGCCAAGACCCTGAAATGGGTAAGGTTCAACGACTAGCCGTAAGGCGTACCTACCAAGTGGTGGGGAAATGCAGAGCCTCAGAAATGAGTGAAGATATAGTCTGATCTATGCCGAGAGGTATAGCCCGAAAGGGGTCAAGATTAACGCCCTTGATTAACATGATGTCGCTGTCGTTGGTGGAAAAATTGGTAACACCGTGAACGTCCGCCGCCCTGGTCGTTTCATCGGTACTACTGGCCCTGCTTTGAACGTTGAAGACTTCAACGAAACAAGCGTGCCTGTTACCTTGTCGACACAATTCCACGTTGACACACAATTCACTACACAAGACTTGGCTTTGTCCTTGGATATGTTCAGTGACCGCGTGTTGAAACCCGCTGTGGCCGCTATCGCCAACAAGATTGACCGTGATGGTTTAGTATTAGCTAAAAACGCTACTGCTAACATCGTAGGTACAGCAGGTACACCACCAACAGGTTTGATTACATATTTA